TGACGGCAACGATGTCGATCTCGACCAGGCGGGCGGCATCGCGCGGCCGGTTCCAGTAGCCGTGAACCATGTCGGTGAGCGGAAAATCGCCGACCCCGCGTGAAGGGGAGCGAGATAAATGGAGGGGCCAGAGCGGGATAAATGGGATTCGCCGGGACTAGATGGGAAATTCTGAGACGCGCATTTGAAAATTGGTTGCGCGTGGTGAAAATAAAAAAGGGCGGGTTTGGGCTTTATTTGTCGCCCGGAGTGCTCAGCAATTCGCGCACGCTCTTTCCCGTCGCGACCTCAGCCATGTCCGCGTTCTGTGCCAGCTCGCGCTCAGTGAATGGCCGATGGTCGGGAAGCGTCGCCACGGAGTCGCGGGGACGGTAAAGAGCGATGCAGCCGCAGTTGATGGTTTCCGATGCGGGCGCCTTCGGGTCGTGGGGGTAGCGCATCTTGTGCCCGTTGATCGTGAATGCCTCGTCGATCTTGACCCGGCGCCCGTCAGCGAGCAGGTGCGCCCGGCGCGGGTACTGCTTTCCGCTGCGCCGCCATATCTTGTCCATCGGCACGCCGGCTTCTTCCGATTGCAGCGCCCGCTCGTTGCTGGCGGTGGCCCAGGCGCGGGAAAGTTCGGTGCGGACGATGGTCGTTGCGCGGGCGCGGCTGCCTTCGCCGAGGTGTTCGGCGACCTTGCCGATGGTGTCCGAGACATTCTGGGCGCCGATCATTGTCAGGCCAAGCTCCTGCTTGATCTTGCCGGCGGCGACGGCCGACACGTCGCTAATGCGGTCGACCATGAAGGAGCGCATGCCCATCAGTTGGCCGGCGTCGAGGTGAGGCAGCGCGGCGGAGATTGCGGCGGCGGCCATAGGTGCGTCGATGGCCGCGACGCCACCAGCCCATGCGGCGCCAGCGGCGGTGGACAGCACCTGTCCGGCGCCCTGGCCCAGCTCGGCCATGACGCGGTCGATCTCCTTGTTGAGTTCGCTTAGACGCCACTGCTGGTAATCGCTCGGCTGGCCGGCGAGGGTCAGCGTGATGGCGGATTTGGCCTTTTCAATCAGGTCGAGCACGTCGGATCGCGTCGCTTCTAAGAGGCGCTTGCGCTCAGCCTGCGCGGCTTTCTCGGCCGCCGTCCAGGCGCGCTCCTGATCCTTGTTCACGGCTGCGCCGGCGCATCACCCGCAGCAACGTTCGCCAGCGGATCGACGAATACATCCGCCTCGGCCTTCCGGTCCGCCTCGGCGGCGGCATCCGCCAGCGCCTCCTCGGGATCGACATCGATGCCGAGCTGGCCGGAGACGGTAGCGATGATCTGGACAGCCAGCTTAGACGAAATAAAGTTTCGGTCGACGGCCAGCGCCGCCGCAGTCACGACCTGCTGCAGCGCGGCCGCGTATTTCGTCGTGTCGCGGGCGATCATCTCGGGGAAGGTCGCGTCGACCTGCAGTTCCGGCAGGCCGAAATCAAGCGCCGCGCCGGTGGCCAGCGCCTGCTGGCGCAGCACATAGCGGCCGACCTCCTCGAGGATGTGCTTGATCACGCGCTGGCGCATGCTCATGATCTTGAAAGCCGGATCGCTCATACTTTCTCCGGTCGAGCGATTGACATCGCCGCCGCCGCCAAACCAGTGTTCGGGCAGCGTGGCGCCGCCGAGAACATGATTGCGCAGCATGCGCGCCGCCTCCGAGGTATCGGCGGCGCTGATGTCCGGCGTGACCGCCTGCCACTCCTCGGAATCGTTATGGACGCGCACGGAATTCGCTCCGGGCGGCGTGATTTCCTTGGCGCGCGCCTTGACCGCTTCGTCGTTCGCGCCCTTGAGGGTGACGTCCCACATGAACGCGCGAAGATACTTGATGCGGTCGATCTCGCCGAATTGAAAATCCTCGTAAGCATCCAGCCAGTCGGCACTGGCCAACAGATCGGGGCGCCCGCGGACACCGGATGACATGCTGTTCACCACGAAATAAAAGCACTCGCCGTCGGCGAACGATTCGCGAATCTCCTGCGTGCGCCGGGAAAACACCTCTTCGTCGCCGTTGATGATGATGCGGTAGCGCCGGGCATTCCCCTTCTTGTCCTTGACCGTGACGATGCCGATCGGCTGCTCAGGATTGTCCGGGTCGACGATCACCGTCTCGATCAGCGCAGGGTCGAGGTAGCCAAGCCGGACGTGGCCGCTGAGCGCATTGACGAACGTCGGCCAGCACTGTTCTCCGAAGATCGCCAACTCGCGCACCTTCTTTTCGAGCTTGAGATCCATGCAGTTGATCGGGTCGTTCCAGAAGCGGTTCAGCGCGAGCTGCGCATCCGGATCGGGAACGGTCAGCTTGACGCCGTCGGCGAGCAGGAAGGCGAGCGGCAGTTCGATGATGCGGTTGGCGAGCAGGTTGGCCTGCCACAGCCAGGCCGAAATCTCCCGCGCCCGGCGCTGGGTGATCGGCGCCAGATCGCGGGTGCTGTCGCCGGTCAGGCGGCGCCAGCCCTCATCGTCATCTTCGACCGTCGATCCGGCGGCTTCGCGCAACGGCATGAAAACTTGTTTGATCCGGTCAAAAATTCCCATGGTTGTGGCTCAGCGAGGCCGGCGGCCGAATACCGCTCTGCCATGCGGGCGGGTCATCAAGGCTGGCCGGTGAAGGTTGATGCGGGATTGCGGCGCGAACTGATCGGCAACGGGATCGACGGTGACGCCGGCCGCCGGCTCGCACTCCTGGTGCATGGCGTAATCGGCCAGGAAGAGCGAGATCGCGAAGTCGCCGTGTCGCTGCAGCCGCCTGCCGTCGGCCGTCTGCGTCTTGGCCTTGGGGATCTTGGGGATTCCGGCGATCTTCTTGATCGCCCGCAGGTCGTCGCGGCACTGCTCGTCGCGCGGCAGGTCGGTCAGCGTCGAGTCCTCGAGGTGAGCCTTGAATTTCGGCATCTGCTCCATATAGAACTTCTCGGACAGATGGACCTGGGCGACGCGCTGGTGGCCGTAGCGGTCTGCGGCATATTCGGCGATCTGGCCGCCGTTGCCGCCGGCGTCGAAGGCGCCGAAGCGAAAGCGCGGCAGGCGGTCGCAGATAAAGCCGAGGATCTGCTCCTGCTGCTTGTATGGGCAGCCGGACAGTTCGACGACCAGGCGCGGCCGGCTGGACAGGTCGCGTCCCTCTTCCAGCGCCGTCATCACTGTCAGGTCGCCGACACGCGCGAAATCCTGGCCGAAGCCATGCGGGCGCTGCTTGTCCAGCATGTCGAGGAGCGGCTCGAGATGCTCGCGGCACCACGCCGCCACCTCGGCGGCGCGCGTCGGCTCCGGCAGCAGGCTGAATTCCGGCCGCCATTTGCCGCGGATCACCGGAACGCCGTCGGCCATGCGCGACTCGATCAGCGCCAACGACAGGTAGGTGCCGCTGCCTCGCGCCGGAACGGCGTCGAGCTCTTCCTCGGCATCTTCGGCGTAGTAGCTGCGCACGTCCGCCACCCAGGCGGCCTCGGCTTCCGGCGTCCAGGGCGCGCCCTTGCGCAGGCAGACGCGGCGGAACAGCCCGTCGGCGACCGCGCGCTGAAAGGGGATGCGGTGCACCGTGCCCTTGCGCTTGCCGGCGCGGATCTCGTTGACCAGCTCGTTGAACGGGTTGTCGTCGCCGTTGTGCGTCGAAATGATGCGCACCTTGTCGCCCCACATCAGCATGGCCATCGCAGCCTTGATGAGGCCGGCGAGGTCGGGCGCGAAGGCCGCCTCGTCGATGACGATGACGCCCTGCTTGCCGCGCAGGTTGGCCGGGCGCGACGACAGCGCGACGATGCGGCGGCCGGCCTTGGGGAAATCGATCTTGTAGGTCTTGATTTCCTTGTCGCCGGCGTCGTGGAAAATACCTTCCTCGATCTGCGAGCCGGCCAGGTCGAAGGCGCGCGCCCATAGGGCGCAGGCCTCGATGTACTCGATCGCCATGTCCTGCGTGGCGCTGATGTAGAACACGTTCGAGCCGTCGGCGCGCGAGGCGATCAGCACGTCGTCGGCCGCCTCGCCCCAGGTCAGGCCGATGCGGCGCGACTTCTCGGCCACCTTGAGCTGCGAATCGTCGGCGATCCACGCCTGCTGATACGGCAGCAGCGCCGGCGGCGGGGCGTTAAGGTCGCCGGCCGGGGCGGCGTCGAGCAGCGGGTTGTTAACGCTCACGCGGCAATGCCCAGGATGGAGCGGCGGATCTCGGCAACGCTTTCCTCCGACAGCCCGCCCTTGGCGGCCATCTTCGCCGCCTTTTCGGCGACCTCGCTCGCCCTGGCCTGTATTTCGCGCTGGTGTTTCTTGAGCGACAGACTGGCGCGGGTGAGGTCGGCCATGCTGCGGCCGACTCCGCTGAGGATCTTCAGCCGGGCGGCCGGGTCTTCCGCATCCTCGAGTTCGGACAGCCTGAGCATGATCTCGAACGTTTCCGCCTGCACCATCGCCAGCACGGCGGCGGAACGGTCGTCCGCGGTGTCGGCGGCGCCTTCGGTGATGATGCGCGCGGCTTCTGTGGCGGCCTTGATCTTCTCGAATTTCCGCTCGATCTTCTGTCCATAACGATGGATCGCGCTCTTGCTGATCGCGTAGCCCTTGTCGCGCATCATGGCCTCGAGGGCCTCGTAACCGGCGAATCCCTGCTCGGTCAGCGCGCGCTCAAGCCAGCGGCGAATGTCGTCCGGAAGCGCGGTGATGCTCGACGCGCGGCCCATCTCAGTTGTCCCAGAGCTTGAGCGGGCGGGCGATGCCGGCGCTGAGTTCGACGGTGTATTCGGCGATGTCGACGCCGCACCGGGTGATGTCGGCGAACCAGGAGCCATGCGGCATCTTGTTGATCTCGACCAGTTCCCGGTCGGCCAGGTAGTCGAGTTCGCGGCGCGCCTCGTGCGCCGTCACGTCCGGGTAGATCGCCCGCAGCACGTCTACCAGAAAGGATTCAGCCGTGGTGTACGGGCGCGCCTTGTTGAGGACGTTGAGGATCTGCCAGCGCATTCCCTCGC